CACCATACCCATCAAATACAAATCCATAATCATACTTGTCACCAAGCATGAAGTAACTCAATATGTGTGCATAGTGATGATCTACACGAAACACAGGACAATCAAATCCCATGTCTTTAAACATAGGGACATCAAGAATCTCAAATAGTTTGCTACAATCAGTCTTGATGAATGGATGCTTATGTGTATCCATGACAATAGCGATAGCGTCCACCTTGGTGACACCCCATCGCTTTAATACACTAGTCCACAGATTAAGACTGTTGTGACCATGGTGTTTAGATTGTAAATCACGCTCTGACTTATAATATCTGACCTTAACACCATCTGTGTATGTGATGTTAGTGTCATGCTCACAGAGTCTTAATCCTATGAAGTTCATTCAAACATCGGTCCCCATGTACCACGATCACCAGGTTGTCTGTTCTCTAGTTTATCCATCAGACTGTCAATATCTTTAAGTGATTCAAGTTTGACAATAATCTCACTGATAGCATTACAGACCATGGGACGTTCTTGTCGCGCAGCGAATGCTAATGCATTACGCAATGATGCACTCGCCTCGTCAATTGATTCTTCTACTGATTTTGATAATGCCATTGTTAAATCCAATTTGGTTTGCGTTCTGGTATACGTCTGTAGTTATCACGCACCCATGGTTTGGATGCTATGTACCACTTGTATGCTGTGAATGTATCTATGCTAGTGTTATGCTTGTAGACATCAGGCATTGCTCTCACAAATGGTGTGACAGTATCAATACTGCCCTGTGGGAACATATAATATGCATGAGACAATGTATTATAGCATGAATGTTGCTTATTGAAGCGTAGTGTATACTCACCACACAAACTAATGCCCCATTGTATCAACCACCACGAGTTGTGAATAGACTCTGCTGCCCACACTGTGCATGGATGATTACGAAAAGCACCCTTGGCAGTTTTATATGGTGTGCCATCCATCTTTGGTAGTGTACCATAACTATGATACCAATCTGATGCAACAATAGAGAGCATTTGACAGCACTCTAGTGGCATCTTGACAATATGTTTGTCAGGTAGGCAAGTAGCACATTCAGCTGGATACTTGCTCGTTACGAAGATGTTCATCGCCCAGGTATGCCTCCCTGTTGATACGGATGTTGAAACTGAATGTCAGTCTCATCTTGTGTCTGTTTTCAATACCCACTTTAACATGGTGATTGAGAAATGGTGGGAATAACACAATGTTTCCATCTTCTGCACCCACCATGAATGAATCTTGATAGTATCCCTTGATTTTAGAGTCCTGATGTGGCCATGGTGGTTGTGTTCTCATCCCACGTTCCATGTTTGTGAACTGTAACTGTCCACGACAGCAATTCTTTGCGAAGTAAATACCAGACCAAAATGGATTGATGTTGTAAGGTGACAGGTGATTGTGTATCTCTTGTCCCTGCCCTTCATAGTATGCATTATACCAGAATTGTGTCAATGATATATCTGGTGGTGCATCGATTGCAACCATCATCTCTTTACAATGTGCTAGTATGTCATTGTGTACCGAAGCAAGCAACTCCATTGACATGTAAGGATCATTGACATTCTCTTCTACCTGTCCAGGGAATGATGTATTGACTGGTAGAATCCATCCTTTTGGTTTTCTATCGGTTTTAGGAATGTCAGGAAACTCGTGTGTACCGTGTTTCTTGAATCTACTGAATAATAATGGAGTTGAGAATACAGGTACATGATACACCAACTTCTCATTTATCATAACTTACCACCAACAATAGCGGAACCAACTACTCTTGTATATTTCTCTAGTGTACCATCTTGTTCACACTTGAGGTGCCAATGTGTCATCGTGATCACACCATCTCTAGTCGCACCAGTGAGCATTGCACGTCCTTGTTTAGTCATCGTAGAGAACAAACCAAACCTAGTCTCCCAGATGTAGAATACATCATCGATCAGTTCTGCGTGATCAGGTAGTCCTCTCTCCTTACATACAGACAGATCATTCTTCTGTTGTTCAGTCAGATGCTCGCCATTGTCCATAACTATTTGTTCTCCTTTGTTGTTGATACTCATCAACAATATCTAAAATATGTTGAGAGATTTGTGATGCTGCATCATCATCCCAGTCACTATCATCTAGTGTACGACCCATATTAAACACCTCATGCAGTTTGATGTTGATAGAGTCAATTAACAAGTCATGCTTTGTCATAGCAAGTTCTATTAAACTTTGGTATATAGCGATTCAAAGTTCATTTATTGAGAGATTGATATACTGCTTCAATATGCATGTTACCATGAATATATCCAGCGATAATAATACTAATCACAAACAAAAAACATGCCACTAGACTCAAGACTAGTGGCACTGTAGGATTTTCTATTTCAGATTTCGGTGTTTCGTCGCTCATCGAGATACCTAATAATATCACCACGCCATTCCATCAACTCATTGTAGCATAGTTGCTCATGTGCTGCCTGTCGCAATACATGGTCTGGTTTTAATACAGACTCATAGAATAGATGAAATGCATCAATACGTTTTCTTTGTTTATCGTCGTTCATTCGTCGAATACCTTACACATAGGGGAACCAGGGTGATCATCACAGAACTTATCTAATACTTTGTCTTGATGACGTGTTGAGGGATCAGCAATCTTACCTTCTGTCTTTGGATCCCACTCATCGGGAGAATGTGTCTCGTTACAGTGTAGATCTACCTTGTATTCATTCCACTTATCATTAGGATCATAGAGTGGATCGTTAGGATCGCGTTGGCGTGGTTGTGACATTAGCATTGCTCCTTATTGAATAGTTTACGACACTTTTTTACTTCTTTGAGTTCATCCTTGATCATTTGATAAGCATCTTCAGGAGTGATACGTCTTGACATTTCCATGGCAATAGTGTATTCAACTCTTGTACCAAAGTGTTTGAGTGCTTCCTCAAATGAGTTTAGCTCTTCGTACATGCTGCCTCCTTCTCTGCTTTTGCCTCTTCTGCTTTACGCTTGCGTGACTGCTCGATTACACTGAAGTCAAGACTACCAGGGTAGACAGCATTATAAGTGTCACAGACGTTCTTGAGAGAGTCCTCACGCTTTTTAGACTGCAAACCACGGGCACGTAGTTCCTGACGTGTTGGAATGGCACTGTGAGGTGCTTGAGCACGAAAGAAAGGAGCGAGGCATGCAGCATCATGGATGTTGAGCGCAGAACGGTCGGGCAATGAACCTTGCATTATGTAGGTGGTGATCAACTGATTAATCATACACCATGCTGCCAGTCCTGTCAACCCTATGTGGCAGCCGCAACGTCTGGATTCAGAACCTCGATCTCCTTGAACTCTTTATACTTGAATCTGTACACAATAATGTCATCGAGAGTACCATCCTTGTAGATATACTCAAAGTCTAACATATACTGCCAAGGATGAAGATATCTCTGGTTGCCAAATATATCTTCACCTCTTACAAGTGGTGTAGTCTCATCATCCATTCCTGGCAGCAATGAGTACACGTACTTTGCTTGATCTACAGTCAATAACTCTGCGCGGATCAATGCCTCAATATGTTTGTCCGAGACCTGATCATAACCAACGTGGATCTTCTTATCAATTCTAGTTTTGATTGTGAATGGATTAAATCTACCTCTAAATTCGCTGACCCACTCTGTATATGCACATCCAATCACAATGTTTAGACTTTCTTCTCCAAAGAAATAATCAGGTTTAGACCAATTCTTCAATCCAAACAAGTATGATTCCATCTTAACAGCATCTCCATGTGCTGATAGATCTAGTAATGAAGTACAATGAATACCAAGATGAGTAGGTACACCCTCAACATCGTGCTTAAATCCTACAAATGTGGGACGCAAATCAGCGGCAGAACTACCAATACTCTCATACATCTCATTATATTGTTTGATTAGATGAGTAGATCTGGTTTGCTCTTTGAAATACTTTATGCTGCTGTTGAAATAGTTTAACCCCAAGTCTCCTACAGGTCTTATAAACCTACTAGTGTATCCAAGATGTGTGTCACCATTGTAATCAACAGTGAGTTTCTTCAACTCATTTCTAGCAGGTTCGTGATATTCTTTCAGGAAAGGAGTAAAGTCCAGAGCAGCATTGAGTCTTTCCTTGACAGGACTAGACAATTCTGGTTCATATCTCTCTTGCACCAAACCAGTATACAACCACGGCATGGTTGCAGAAGAACAGATATGTTCTTGACGGAAGATACTATACTTCTCTACTTCAGTGTAGCGATCAGAAAATATCATTCGTTTGATTCGATAATTTGTCCTAGCTCATTGTATAATGCATAGAAAATATATTGTGATGGTTCAGTACACGTTGCTTGAGACTCTGGGAAACTATCCTCCAAGAAGTCTACAACACCATCCAATGACTCTAACTCAATTAGATTATATTCAGACAGATCCATTTGAGTCCACAGATCCAATGGCAGAATGCCTTTGTAAATCTCTCTAGACTCATTGATCTTTGCTACATCGTCAGTATTGTTCCAACCATATGCTCTGATGTAGATCATAGGTACACCACGCAGGGCAACATGCCTACCAATACTGGTAGAGAGATCATAAATTTGATAGTTCTGGTTAATCATTTAGATAATTTCCATGCGATTGTGACTCTCAAACCTTTGTACGCTCTATTTACTTCTGTTGATGAGTGGTATACAGAACCAGGGAAATACACTGCTCTGTTAGGTCTTGGGAAGACAACAGTTAGCATCCCATCACCATCATAGAATTGTGTACCACCACTCCAGTTTTCATTCCACTTCATGTTAGCATAGAATAGAAATGTTCTGCCATTCTCCTCATATGAGTCTTGATGGAGGGTTCCAGGTTGACCATATGTGGCACCATTGGCATACACACGTTCTAGTTTTAAAGAGTCATCTCCTACAGTTTGTCTTATCTTATTTAGAAGATAGTCGTAGAAGAATGGATCCTTGCTGAAGTCAATATACCAAAATGGAGTCATGTACATCCTACGAGGATCCTGATCATTGAGTGACCCAGATCCATAGTTCCAGTTGACTATCTTTGGTTGTAGGATATCATTCTCTTCAGGAGTCAACCAGTCTTCATACTTAATCAGATCGTCCATACTCACGTAACATTTGATATCTAAAATTATTCAGTCTTTTTCCAATTGCGATAAACTCTAGATCTTCCTCGTTATTATCATAAAGTGGGCACAGATCTCTCAAGATATCATTACACGTCAGAGAATAATCAATACAAAAATTGCGATGAAAACTATCTTTGATCTCTGTCTCCATCCACCCTAGCATAACTTTACGCTCACCTTTTGTGACAGGTGCAACTCTATGCTGTAAGTTGGAGTCGTAGATAATAAACTTACCCTTCTCTGGTTTAGTAACCACCTCAACATTTCCTACCTTGATAATCAACTCACCACCTTCAAAGTCATCATTAAGATAGACAGTATAGTTTAAGTTCGGATATAACTTCCTGATAGGATAGTTATCATTGTGGTATCCATACTCATCTCCCTCTTTATACCAAGAGAATAGAGGCACAGAGTGTTTAGTGGCGAGAAATATATTGTTCAGGATTTTACTTTTCATGATATATGGTTTTACCGCAGAACAATAGTTTAACCAGATATTGTTCTCGTCCATCTGCATATTCTTTTTTATCTTTTCTGGGTTAGTATTGTTTCCACTGTGGAACCACTCTTCACTCCAATCTTTACCAATGTAATCAATGATTTCATTAGGTATAATGTCACTCTTCTCCCAAAGCATCTATCTCTTCCTGTGTGTATAATGTAGTGTAATCGATACCGTTTTCAACAAACTCCTCACATCTCATCATCTGCATGATTTCTTTGGTCAGATCAGCAACAACACGTCGTGACTTATTCCATTTAGCAGATAGTTCACTGATATTAGTGATTCTACTCAAGATCAAGTCTGTTGATGCATCAGTGTCTCTCTTCACAAAGCAATCATCTGTGTCTAGATATCCAGTCAAACTCTTATCATCGTTGACTCTATCTGGAAACTGCGTGGCGAACATCTTTGGATCCATTGGCCACTTGATTTCATCAATACCCTTAAACCACTCAATGTCAAAGTTTTCCATACCCATTGCTTGAATAGAATCCCAAGAAAAGTATTCTTTACCAGAGTTTCTAACGTTTGCTCTCCATTTGATCCAGTTGTCTTTCTCTCCAGGATAGTTGTCAGTGACATCAGGCAATACACGCCAATCAGTTGCATTTAGCATGTTTTGCTTTTCAGCGATTCTCTTTGATAGAGTAGAATCCCAGAAAGCATGCTCTTGAGAGATGGAAGTAATCTTATCATTAATCTGGAATTGATTAACAATTCTTTGTGCCTCTAGGA